CCCAGTACCCCCCGAAAGCTACCCTCCAGTGAAAACTGGGGGGTAGTTCTCTTTTTCGGAGTCCTCAGGCATGTTCTAAGGAAATTATTTGCGTTCGCTGAGGTATTTATGAGGGCAAATATCAGGATAATTTGAGGAGGTCCCCTGATTTCACCGCAGATTCCGCTTGCTTAGTTGTGGCCTCAATCTCATCTCCGTGTTGAAACTCGCTACCGCCTGTTATGCGCCCAGCATCGAATGAGTCAGTCGCAGCATTGTAATACATCTGATTAGCGATAACTCGGTAGCGTGGCATTTATCTCTCGCTTGATTTCTCGGGTGCTTTCTTGGTTTCTTCATCAGCACCCGGCGACACTTCTCCCTCTAAAAGTTCGCCCATTTTTCTAATCTGAACTGCTTGAACGCAAATCGTGAACTCCTTAGAGAACTTCTCTTGCATCTCGTTTATTATTTCCGCTGGGTTAATTTCAATATTCATTTTAGCCACCTTCCAATGCTTCTATCTTATCAGCCATCTTCTGGCACATTTGTAATAGCATCGGGATTAGGAGCGTCAAGCTCACACTCTTATATCCATCTTCGCCTGTCTTGACTAAACTCGGAAAAACCTTCTCTGCGTCTTGAGCGACAAGTCCGAGAAGCTTCTTTCTACTTGCTGGGTCAGTATCGACGAGCGAAACTTTCTTTGTGTCAAGATCAATCTCGCCATTTGCGTCCTCGTCATAATCAACCTTCACCGCTTTACAGAAATTGAAATTCTTAACTTCTAGCTTTCTAAGGTCTTCGTAATAATCTCTGGGAGTGGCAAAATTTTCTTTGAGCCGTTCGTCAGAAAGCGTTGTGTAATTTCCGTAAGTGTTTTGAACATCTCCGTCGCATTCAATTTGGAAGTGTTTCGTCCCAGTAGACGAGTGATCGGATAATCCATAAACGAGGTCTGTGGTCGAGGTGCTGTTCTGCCTATAGAAAGCTAGCGCTACACGATCTCCAGATTTGATACTTGTAAAGCCGTCAGTGCCGGGAAAATCTGCTGCGCCTGTGGTCCCTTGATAGAGATACCCTGAAGCTCCGCTGATTCTGATTCTTTCGGTTTCATCGGGAGCGAAGATGATCGCTCGGCTAGCACTGTTATGAGCGATCCACATTCCGTAACCCGAACCACCACCTCCGATTCCTCCGGTGTATCCATTGAACCTAAAGCGAAGGGGGAAATTAAGACTTGAATCTAAGGTATTATCTACACCATATGCTCCGAGTTGGAGATATCCATCCTTAGTGATCATGACGCTATCGTTCGTGATGCCGTCTGCGTAGACTGCAGAGGTTCCGAAGTGAAGCTCCGAACCAGAGCTAGTGTACTTCATAGCAATCCGAGCATTGGGTCCATTCGTTGTGTTGCCCCAGAAGTCTAAACATGTGTAATCATCAACATCATTGTCCGTGTTCATTAAAGATACGATCCCGATGTCATCACTGGTAAAGTCTGTCAGCTCTTGATCTGCTGTGAATAGAGAGTTTCCGTTTGGTTGAATTGTTAAAGCAGTAACAGGAGTTTCGGAACCTCCGTCTGGTGTAACCATGAAAAGAAGTTCGGTAGGCATGTCGCCATCGGCTGGTGTACCATCTATCTGCGCTCTGATCTGCGCTCCATTTGCCCAACTGTTACCATCGTATCCTTGAAACATAATCTTTCCGAGTACAGCGTTATCATCAACGAGGGCTGGGCTTGCTTGACTGCCGTCTGCTTTCCTTAACTGAATCACAGAAGTGGTTGCTTCGGTATCGTGCGCTGTTGATAGTGCAAATGTGGCATCTTGCGAGTTCGCTGAAACTTGAAGTTGAGCGCTCGCCGTATTGTTTGCTGCTTCTGGCGTGCAAGCCACTGTTGAGGTTGGGTCTGAAATAAAGACCTTATGGTTTACAAGATCTATGCCGATAGGCAGAGCCACATTGTCTGTCGTGCCGGACCCGGTGGTCTGATCGACAAATGCTCGAAAGTTTCCAGCAAAATCATTCCAGTCCGTGTTCGTTACGACGTAACCGCCTGATCTGTTATTTACTTGGTATTGCCAATTTATCTGAGTCATAATTAAGTCCTATCCGTAGCTTAGTCTAGTTGTGTTTGAAAGTTCAGAGAACGCTGCGTAAGTTCCCGAGCCGTCATCGAGTACCCAGTAGCCAGCGGTATCGGCTGGTGATAGTTGCATCGTTGTAATCCAGCTGTTCCCTTTACCTTGATGGGTTACCCTTTCACATATTACCGTTGAAGTTATTGCGTTACCGGCTGCCGGAGTACGCTCAACGATGTATGCATTTCCTAATTCGATCTGTAATGCTACCGCCCATAGGGCATCTTGTTCTTGGGGCCGTAACGTGATTGCTTTCACACGATTTGACGGTTGCGATTGGCGGCCAATAACGTATTGCGCCCAAGATGTTGCTTCCGCTGTACTGGTCAGCATTAAATCCGTTTCCGATAAGGCTCTCAGCCCATACGCTGTCTGGGAATCACTATCCGTTTGTTGAGTTCCTGCTCCTCCTCCGGCGATAGTGGTATCGACCCTATTAACGATATTGTGGTCGTCCATAGAGAAATCTAGGTCGCTATACACAACTCTACCGTCAGCAGTGCTTGTGTCCGAATAAGTCCCTGCTATCGTCGCAAACTGCGCTATACGGTTCGTTCGATTGAGAAATGTCATCACTCCAGAGCGTGAAACGAAGAAGGAACCGATCTCTGCTGTTTCAATATCTTGGGTCTGTAACAGTACGTCCATGTTGGTGGCGTATGTTTTAGCTGGGACTGTTGAATTATTTGAATCATTATCAATATCTCGGTAACCGGCGACTGATACTGCGCCTGCGCTACCGCCATTTGGCCAGCTCGCTTGGTCCAATAGGTTCGCTACTCGCAAACCTGAAAGCTCCTCTGATTCGCTTGAACCATCGCAGTAAGCAGTTGATAGCGCTTTGAAAGCGTCAATACATTCTATCGTTACGATCTGGTCTAGTTCACCCGGATATGATTGGACCCATCTCTCAACGAAACCTCGAAATATGATATACGCTGTTGAAGTTGATGGGTCTGTCGCTTTGATTCTTATGTGGCGACCCGGCAGGACTTTTGTCCCACCGTCATAGTACGGTGTTCCGGAGGCAGTGTTGCTGGGGTCTAGTTTTCCGTTTGTGTTGTTGCAAACGACGACGGCCCTACCTGCTTGATTAGTGGCGAGTTCCTGCTGTCGCCCTCTAACTACCTTGAACTCACGAACCGTGTTCGCTGTTGATATCGTTGTGAAATCACTGTCGCCAGCAGTTTCCGTGATGCCTTTATCGAAAGCTACTTCTACTGTGACAGTTGCTAGACCCATTAGCCAAACTCCAGCGAGGCGTTCCTACCTTTAATTCTAATGAGTTGGTTCTGTATCGTTTCAGCGAGATCGCCTTCTGCCAATACGGACCCGGCGACATTTACTGTTACGTTTGTTGTTCCACCCATGCTACCCACCTGATTGAGCGGTATGACGGCTTCCGGTCCTGCCTCACCGATCAAACCGAGCGTTGGCGCAGTTACGATTCCCCCATTAGCAAAAGGTAGAGCGCCAGCAACGGCAGTGAAATCATTGAAGTCGCTTAAATCGGTGAATCCAGCTCCGTAGCCTTGATTAGATGCTGTGTTCCCAGTTCCTATGCCTGCAAACATTGAAGCACCGAACGCTTCTATGCTTTCAAATGAGTCCATCATATTTAGGAAATTAAGCATCGATGGCGTGTACTCGACGTCTAAACCGTACTTGATAGCAATATCTGTTCCGTGTAAATTGAGAGCATCGGTTTTAGTTTGTTGCAGTAAACCTGAGAGCCGTTCGTATTCTTCCTCTGGGATACTGTCTTTAATAGCGAGTAGCCATGCTTCTTGTTCTGCGAACGCTGCGTTGATTTCGTCAATGCTCATTCCCGCCATAGCTTCGCCAACACCAGCCAAAGATTCAGCCCATGCTTGTGAAGCATTTACCAGAGCCTTGTCGCGTTCTAGTTGTGTAAGCGTTTCATCGTTGTAAATGGCCAAGCTGTCAATGACTCCAAGCATCGCCTCTTGAATTGCGAACTGGGCGTTATCTAATTCGTAGGCTTCGTCAATGTTGTGCCTCATCGAGGCGACAAGATCATCAAATTGTTTCCGAACTGCCTCCACTCGTTCTTCAGTCAGGGCAAGTTTTTCTTCAAGTGCTTCTTGTGCTGCAGCTAATTCTTCTTCGCTAGCGATAACTTCTTCCTCAATGATTGGGATTTCCCTAACCACGTCTCCGTACCCCAACCAACCACCGATGTTTCCATTAATGGCAGTATCAGTGACTTGAAGTGCTTTGTCTATTTCTTCTTGGGCTTCTAGCCAGTTTCCTGATTCGTGCGCTTGCTCTAAAATCGCATCGCCTAACGCACCCAGTGAACCTACAACGTGTAATATTCCTTCATCGCTTTTCAGGTATGCTTCGGCTTGTTTCTCTAGTATCTTGAAGTAGTCGTCCCAAGCATCAGCGGTTTCGTCAATGGCGATCATTATTTGACGAGCTTCGTGCGTCGTGAGTTGTTTGGCTTCAATCTGTTCGGCGAGGGCAGTTGTTACATCCCTGATGCTTTCATCTGCATTCTTCAACGAGCGTATGTACGCTTCTTCGTTATTGACAAGCCGTTTCGTCTCGTCGCCTAGTTTATGAAATTCGTCTGTGCCGTCTTTAGTCAGTACGGCAATCTTCTTCATATCTAAACCAAGCTCATTGAACTCGGTTTTTACCTTGCGTTTAATAAGCTCGCTCGTCAGGACTGTTGAACCTTGAAAGGCATCCATTTCTTTAGTGCCTTCTTCAGTTTCTGCATTCAAGTCATGTAATTTCTCAGCCAATTCCTTAACTCTGGATGTCATCGTCGCCGTTGGGTCGCCAGCGTCTACCAACTCTTTACCCAGCATGTTCATGCGGTCCCTAGCTTCTTTGGCATTCTTTCTCATGCGGCCCATAACGACCCCAAGAGTTACACCTGCGACTGCTGCTGCGCCGAATGCCACCGGGTGGGCTTTAACGACTTTGAGCAAACTGCCCATTCTGCCCATTACTCCTTTACCTTTGGCTTCCCCTATCGTTGTACTTAATTTGGCGTACTTCGGTATTGCTTTCCCAATGATTCCTGCGCTTCCACCAATTAACGTCATTGCTGGTCCGGTTGCCGCGGCCAAACCAACGAAAGCAACGGTAAGCGTCTTGATCGGACCGGGCATCTTTCCGAATGCTTCCGCAGCTCCCTTCAATACGGTTGCCAGCTTTTCCACAATGGGGACAATGATGGGGATAAGTACATCGCCGATAGCTATTAACGATGCTTTCAGGTTAGCCATCGCCTGCTGAAGTTTGAATGCGGTAGTTTCTGATGTGACTGCAAAGGCTTTATCTAGCGCACCAGTAGTATCTTCCATACTCTTGAATATCGCTTCGGTTGAAGCCGAGTTCGCTCCGAGCATATCCATAACACCCATGAGCGCTCGCACGTTACCAAATACCGCTGCCGTGGCTGCCTCGTTACCATTGAATGTGTCTTTCAAGGTGCCCAAAGTGGCGAGCAAGCCTTCTTCCCTGATTTGTTCTCTCAACCCTTCGGCTGAAAGCCCCATACTGGCGAGAGCTTCGCTGGATTGTTTCGTTGGTTTCAGTAACGACGTGAGGATTCCACGAACTTGGGTAGCTGCTTCGTTGGCGTTCGTACCAGTTCTGGATAGTGCTGCGAACGCTGCGCCGACTTCATCAAAGGAAACGCCCATCGCTGAAGCTACTGGTAGCACCCGACCCATCGACCCAGCGAGTTCCGTTGCTTCTAATTTACCTTCACGAACCGCTGCGACCATTACGTCGGTAGCGTCTGAGGCACTTAATACATCGGAACCGTATGCATTGAGAGCTGAGGTGGCTAGGTCGGCGATAGTTGCCGTATCGCCTAGTCCAACCGCTGCTGCTTTTGCGGAGGCTTCTAACGTTTGGGTTGCTTTGGGGCCCTAGCAGTTGAGCCGGATAACTTCTTGACATCTTCGGTGAAACCTTGCACAGCGTCAGCAGAAAGCCCAACCAAAGATTCAATCTTGGTCATGCTCGCTTCAAAGTCGGCTGCGGATTTAATCGCAAACCCACCTGCTGCGACTATCGGCATCGTTACGGACCGGGTGAGTTTCTTCCCAGTCTCTTTGGTTTTCTTACCGAAAGCCTCTAACGATTTCTCGGCTGATTTGAGTTCCGTCTTGAGAGATTTGGCATCAGCTTTAATGATCGCCTTCAGGACAGTTGTCATCGCTGCCATTAGCGTTTCCTCTTTCTAGCTTTTTGCCTTGCCATCTCGTTAGCTCGCTTTTTCTCGTCTGC